ATGTTGATTCAGTACCTATGATTACATTTGTCTGTTGAGTAGTTTGAAATATGGAGCTTTTAGCCATTATTTTTCCTCACTTTTAATTTTTTTTGTTTTTAAAACTTCTAACAATTTTTTTGGAAGTGGCAATAACGCTTTTGATACCTCACACTCCATACCTGCTAATAATTGTAAATGAGTGCTTGCTTTGCCTAACGCTATAAAATTTTCACTATCTTTTAAATTTTTATATTCTTCTTTTGCCTTTACAATCATACTAACTCCAATGTTTGACATGAAAATGTTGTAATACTTCTTAAAATGTCTTCCTCTTGTTCATAGGCGATGTTAGCAACACTTCCATTGCGAAATTTATTAGAACCACTAACACTATAGGTGTTGTTATTAAAAAGCAGTCTTTTTAAACGCTCCGTGATACTCATTACTTGTTTAAATGCATTTTTAGTGATTTTATTACTTAAATCTAATTCATATTGTATGTTAATTGTTACTTCTCTAATCTGTCCATGTGAAAGAGTATCAACAATTTCATCGCTTACAGGTTGAATAAGGAAACTTTGATTTCCTTGATGCTCATCGTAAAATATTTGTATACTAAATTCATCAGCAATGATTGTATTGACACTTTCTATTATTCTTTCAAAGATGACATTTTCAAAACTTATAGCCATCATTTATACCTTTAAGGATGACATTATCTATAAATCTGTCCACTGCGCACAGTTCCCATTTGCACATCGTCTGATTGAAATGTAATAGACCACTCATCATTTAATGTATATACACCAGCTTGAAAACGTATCAGTGCGCCGTATGCAAGTGGCTGATAATCGCCATTCATTACCTCTGCATCCACAGACTTATGCCTGCGCAGGCCAGTGTCATCCTTTGTAAACACATCATATTTGACCGTAGAAGCTGTACCAGGAGAAAATGTACCTGCGGTGCTTATGACTACGCGCACTTCATCGTAATCTGTGCTTGGTGGTCCGTACATCTTAATATCTTCAATATACCCGGTAGTAGAGCCATTGACACTTACTTCTCGTATTACACCAGATTCACTGCGAAATGATGTTTCATTCCACATGACATAATCGCGTCTTTTGAGTTTAACTAGTAACCCATCATCGCCTAATACTAATTCATCGAGCTCAGATGCTTTCTCCGGGTCTTGGCTGCGCACCAAATCAGCGCAGGCCAACAGCGCATTGCATCGGATCACAATGAAGTCATATGGCCTATCTGCTGCGCCTTGATAATTAGAATTACCACGCTTATAAATAGGACGATTCAAAAAACTTCTAATATGATCTGCTTGTTCTTT